TTGGGAGACTTTATGTTCAGTAAATGCTTCAGAATAAACTGTATGCAATACTAACTGGTCTATTGCTGAGAGATCATTACGACATAAAGCATGAATTGGGGATAACATTGGAAAGGAGAAGACCACTCCTGTCTCAGGTTTTACTGCATCATCTTCAACAGGTACACCTTGATCCACCATCAACTTAGTGATTGGATCTTTCTTGTCTCCTCGTACTGTCCGTATATAATAAGGACTATGGCGAGTATGTATTCCAGAAGCTGAGTCAACTAACTGACTGACAGTTCCACTAGGTTTAATTGCAGTAATAGCAGAACTAGGATTAATATCTAGTTGCTTTGCTATGGTCTTATTTGCAGTAATTGCTGTCTCTTTAAGTTTCTCAAGATGTCCGAATAGCTCCTCAATCTCTGTAGGAGATACCAAGTTATGTCCATTGGTAAGTTCGTTGTCCATGATTCCTGTTAAACTAACTCCAAGCAATCTTTCTTCTTCACAGTTGGTCTTCCACTTGTTTGAGATATATCTAAAGTCAGTTAAAGTACTCTGCCAAGTTCCTAGAATGGCTGCTAACCTTATCTTTCTCTGGATGTCCTCCCAACTATCGTCAGCCCTTACAACCGCTTCAGTAAGGTTACAGAACTCCTTAGATCGTAAGATAATTTCAGAGCAGGGATTAGTTCCAAAGTCATCCAGAGCTTTCCTGCGATCTCCTAACTTTTCTGTATGAGTCTTAGCGTTTGCAGAAGAAAAGATTCCACGTTCACCAGACTTAGATGTGTAAAGGCTTCTCCACTCTTTCAGGAATGTTCCGATGTCTGGTTTGGTGTGGTAGTTTGCTGAGTTATTAGCGAGGTATCTCTGTGCATTCTCATACCCAAACTCCCCTGATTTACAGGATCGTACCTCATCATCTCCAAGATCTGATAGAGATAACAACGCACTCCTTCGTACTCCTCCTACCACTATACACTCTGCAATCTTACAGACTATATCATGACACTCTAAGGGACGTAGCTTTCTAGATCTAGCTTTCTTAAACTTCTCAATAGTAAAATGAAACAAGGCATCCAAAGGTTCTGGTCCACTAGCTCTTCCTCCAAAGGTTTTCAAGACTGATCCTGCAGGTCTAACTGAACTCAAGTCCCAAGTTGGAATTAAACCTGACCAAAGTAAGGAAGTCAGTTCCTTAAATGCTTTTGCCCATCCAAGTTTTGAGTCTCGTACTCTTATAACTGTGTCTGTAGGATACAAACCTGAAGGTACTACTGGTAACTGATCAACGTGCCTAGATTCAACAGAGAATCCTACTCCTGTACCATTCATGAGGACATATAGTATCTCATCAAAAGATCTTGTAGAATCAATAGCAGTATAAGCACAGTTATAACCAGCAATGTTCTCCTTCTTTAAGGCTGGTCCTGCAGTCATTAAGCATCTCATTGAGGGCATAACCTCAAGATTAAGTACTGCTTCTTTCAGTTCTTTATGGAGCTTTTTAGGTACTGTATAGTTATATTTCTCTTGGAGATGTTCTTCAAAGAAATTAAAATATCTACTAACTGTTTCTTCCCAAGTCTCTCGTCTTTTCTCTTCTGGTAACCATCTAGAATAACGACTAAGATGTATGTACTCTTGGTATTGTGTAGGTAATTTACTCATTCTTTCCCCTTTCTCTTTCGATTAAAAATTCAATATAGGTTCTTGCTTTTAGGAGATCATTTACTCCTCCTTTATGTTGGTATCTAGAAACGTATTTGATTACGTTGCCTTCTAGAAAATCCAATTCATTCTTGGTTATGTATTCAATAGGCTGGATAGCGAATCCAACCTTGTCGTAGTGCTTGGGATTAGTTACTTCCTCATTCTCAAGTGAGCGTAACTTCCGTATGTTGTCTTGATCATTTCCAACTTCAACATAGGCTTGTTCCTGTGCATCCCACTGTTGGGTAGGTTTAGAAGATTTTACAATAGGCTTATCAAAACCTTCAGAATAAATGCTCTTGTCTCTGTACTCTCTATCTAAGCTATCTGTATCGTAATTACTCATGAGGACTCCATAGTTTAACTTCTTCAGTTGTTCTATTGTACTCACATTTTCTGAGTATTCTAGCCATACGAGCATTCAAGATAGCATCTTCTTCTTTTAATCCTGCTTTCTCAAATCTAGTTACTACAGTTTCCCAAAGATTTTCCCCTTTTGTAAGTGCAGATCTTAATAATTTTTCTGCTGTTACTTTACCTACATTAGGACAACCTTTATAGTTATCCACTGTATCTCCTGTTAAAGTTTGATTGTAAAAATTAAAGTCTGCTTCTTTTTCAGACAAAGAAAATATCTCTTTAGTTTTTAAATTCCAATGTAATCCTGGAATTGTTAAGAGATCTTTATCTTCACTGACAATCACATATTCATTTAATAAATTATCAGTAGTAGCAATTATTCCTATTACATCATCAGCTTCCAAGTTTGAGAACTGTCTGTTTTCATAAGTATCCTTACAATATTGTAAAGCTCCTGTAAAACATAAAGGTTTTCTTCCTCCCCTACGATTAGCCTTATACTCAGGATTAATTTCTTTCCGATAATTTTTTGTATCAGAAAAACAAAGTATACTCCTACTAGCTTTCATCTCTTCAACTATTAAGCCGACTTGATCATCAATAATAGTCTTAACTTTATTAAGATCTGACCATAATACCCATTGGTCATCTCCCCAATTAACTTCTTCTTCTGCTACTCGACATGCTTTATACAGAATAATATCTGCATCTATTACTGCTACTCTTTCTTTTTTCATATTTCCTCTTATAGGTTAGGTGGATTATTGTAAGTTTCAGGATCATTTAGATCGTAAGCGTACTCCTCATAATCTTTCATCTTTACATTATCATTTTTAATTTCTATATATGGAATTACATAAATTTTTGGAAACTTTACCACAAATAAAAAATCAAAATCATCTTCAGTATATGCAAAGTTTTTTCTACTGTTATTTTTTCTATCTCCTTTCTCTCGTTTTAAATATATACGATCTTGTTTCTCTGATGCTTTAACTTGAATAGTAGTCCACTTATTATTATGATTAATTACAAAATCACATTTACTGCTTGGATTACATGGTTCAAATATATCATAACTCCATCTATGTAGTAGATAACGTACAATATCTTCTCCTGCTAATCCTATAGTCTGGTTTATTTTTCCTTGAGAAACAAAATCAATGGGTTTCTGCCCATGTTCCTCCGATTGAATACTCTCCTGAGAGTGGTATTCTGAGTCCAAATCCAATCCCTGTAGTGGTAATTGCCTCGACACATAGTCTACCGATTTCTTCTGCATGATCCTCCTTTACTGTTAGTTGTACTTCATCGTGAACAAACGCTACTTGATCATAGTCCTCCCCACGTTTGAACCCTTTTTGATTAAGTAGTGAATGCATTTCCACTACCCATTGTTTACAAATAATAGCTCCTGCTGATTGAAGTAGAGTGTTTAAAGCTGCATGTTTAGATCTAACAGGTACTCGTCTTCCATCTAATCCTTTGATAGCTCCTTGTTCTTTGGCTTTTCTTTGGACATTAGTTCTGAGTTGTTTAAGGGCTGGAAGTTCTCCAAGAAATTTATTCTTTAATAACTTCCCTTCTCTCTGTCCTTTCCCCACAATCTCCCCAATTTTTTGATCTCCTGCACCATACAGAAAACCGTAAATGAATGTTTTGGCCTGATCTCTCGTAGCCAAACCAGCTGCTTTCTGATTAACAGTATGTATATCTTCCTCCAAAAGTTTTTTACCATATACACCACCATCATAGTTAGCAAGATAGTGCGATAAGCAACGCAACTCAAGGCCAGAGACATCAATCCCCAATAGTTTCTGTCCTCTATTCGGAACAAATAAAGACCTGCAATCTTTCCCATAGGGTGCGTTTGTATTCGGAACCTGAGCGAGGTTCGGATTTGAGTGAGATGCCCTTGAAGTCGATGCTCCCATCGTGTTGACTCTTCCATGTAATCTCCCCTGCTTTACAAGTTTCAACCATGCTTGATCTCCTTCTGCAAGTTGACCAATGCGTTTATTTAACATTAAATATTCAGACATTAACTTTGCTTCAGGATATTCTAACCTTTTGAGAATACTCTCATCAACCTTAGCTTCACCTGACGGAGTGAATTCTTTTGGTTTCCATCCTCTAAGTTCCTTGAGTCTCTTGGCAATGTGTTGCCGTGAATTAGGATTGAACTCAATAATTTTAACTTTAGAATACAGTTCATTACGTCTAAGTCCCTCGTTGATGAGCCATGATCCAAATACTTTTCGGAGTTCTCCTCCAAGTTCTTCTCTCCTTTGAGCCAGCTTTTGATATAATTCAATGGCTTTTTCTTCATTAAATGCAAACCCATTTTTCTCCTGTTGGTTACAAATTTCGGCTATATTATGTTCCAATCGTATACTATTTTCCGTTGGTAAATTCAGCCTTAAATTTTTCCATAAAATATGCGTTAGTTCCACATCATTAATACAGTACTCCACCATCTCCTGAGAAAACTCTTTGAAGTCATTATCTTTTCCAAAGTTTCCTTTGTTAAAATTCAATCTATATCCCCATGCTTCTAAGGAATGTGATCCCCAAAACTTAGGTTCTAATATTTTAACAGAAGAATCTTCATTTCTAAGATCTGAGTGAATTAACCTAGAAAGAATAAGAGTGTCTGTAACTTGTTCCACAGGAATCACTAGGCCATACAATCGGTTTAGAACTTCTAAGTCAAATCCTAAGACATTATGACCTACTATATGATTAGCTTTTAATACAACTAAAGCTTTCTCAATCTGTTCTTTTGAAGTTGCTACTTCTACTCCAAAATGTTGACTTTTCATTACTATACAATGAACCTTAGTGACTGTATCTAAGAGTCCATCAGTTTCTATGTCTAGTAGTATATTCTCCATTAGAAATCCTCCTTATTCTCCTTTTCAAATCCATAAGATTTAGCTTCATCAGGTGAAGCAGTAACTACCATTCTTCCAGTTTCTTTAGAATAATGTAAGGTATCTGCAACTCCAGTTTCTCCTGTCCATCGGTTTTTCAGAACTCTGATAGTTGTGAGGTCTGGATTCTCCTCGTCTTGTTGGTTTCTTTCACAACCAATTACTATGTCAGAGAGTTGAGCTATCCCATGAGAACCTCTTAACTGGTTCAAAGTAGTTCTAACTCCTTCTTCATGCCCTTTATCTCCTGTAGGTCTGCGTAAGTGAGATACAAGAATTAAAGAACATTGAACTTCTTCTACCAAAGAACGTAGTTTAGTCATTACAAAGTCTAACATTCTCCTTTCATCTCCTCCTTCTAAACCAGAAAGAATTATAGTAAGATGATCCAAGATAATATGGGTGCATCCCACACCTTTTACAAGGTATCTTATCTTGTTAAAGAGATGGTTGATCTCCATGCTTCCCCAATGATCGTAGAGGAATAGGTTTCCTGTACCTAGTACATTATCAAATCCACTCTTTAATTCTTCTGGAGTATGATCTACACTTTGTAGATGAATGGGCTTGTTAAGGTATAGTCCTATGAAACCAAGCGCAGTCCTCTTAGTGTTCTCCTCAAGTGCAAGATATCCCACTTTTTGA